AAGTGACCTTGTGCCTTCGGTTCCTGCCACCAGCATCATCCAGGATAAGGCGAAAAAGGTGCTGGCGCTGAAAGTGGATCCGGAGTCGCCGGAGTCTTTTATGTTACGCCCAAAACGTCGCCGCTGGGTTAATGAAAAGTACACGCGCTGGGTTAAGACACAGCCGTGTGCATGTTGTGGAAAGCCCGCTGATGATCCCCACCACCTGATAGGTCACGGTCAGGGTGGAATGGGAACAAAAGCGCATGACCTCTTTGTGTTGCCTTTGTGCAGAAAGCATCACGACGAGCTGCATGCGGATACCGTGGCATTTGAAGAGAAGTATGGCTCCCAGCTGGAGCTGATATTTCGTTTTATCGATCGTGCGCTGGCAATTGGCGTGCTGGCCTGATTTTGTGGAGAAAGTTGATGCGTGATATTCAAATGGTTCTTGAACGTTGGGGGGCATGGGTGGCAAATAATCACGAGGATGTCACCTGGTCGTCTATTGCTGCAGGATTTAAAGGACTAATCCCTTCAAAAGTAAAATCCCGCCCGCAATGTTGTGACGATGACGCGATGATCATTTGTGGATGCATGGCTCGCCTGAAAAAGAACAACAGCGATTTGCACGATTTATTAGTGGATTATTATGTAGGTGGTATGACTTTTATGGCGCTTGCCCGTAAACATGGGCGTTCTGATTGCTGGGTTGGGCGTTTATTGCAAAAGGCTGAAGGTGTAGTTGATGGCATGTTAATGATGTTAGAAATTGAGCTAGAGATGGATCGTTAGAAGACCTCTTATTGAGGGGGTAATTGAATCAGTTTAATGTGTGGGGAGTCGATTTATTCTCCCCATTTTATTTAATTTATTTAAGGTTTTAATTCATCAAGACGTTGTTGGATAGTGTTTTTGCTTGCGTTGTCTGTTATAGACATTTGTTGTACTTGCCCCATTGCCATTTGAGTTTCCATCCACATATCGGCCCACACTTTTGTATCGTTATTAACTTGAGCGATAGTAAATCTGACTTTTGATACCGGGGTTGTTGAATAGGCATTGCCGATTAACATTTGTCCAAAAACAGCAGAGCCGCCTTCCAGTTCTTTACCACATATAACACTGCTGTTATCCGCGTTGTAAATTATCAACCCTCTACTATTGCAGTAATTCACAAGGGCATCTTTGACTTTATCTTTTGTCGTATTTTGATAAACCCCCTCAGGTTTTCCTGATTGAGTTTTCTTTATCAATGGTACGGAAGAAGTACAACCTGAAATGATAGTTGCGCTAAGTAATAGTACAGTCATTTTATTCATGTTTCTTATCCATTGTTAAGGGCATACCCACACAATTATTTTTATTGGAGATGAATAATCAACCGTTTACAATCGTAAAAAATCAAATATGCTGTTAAGAGTGGTTACTTCGCCACACAACTTAAACCCGCCGCTGAGCGGTTTTTTTGTACCTGTAAACCTGGTGCAGTACAGTAAACACGCTGGTGGTCGTGAATACTGGCTTTTTATCTTGCTGGCTTTTTAGACAAGAGTTATTGGTATGTCACGTTAACCGGAAAGGGTAAAAAGACATGCTGAAACAGCAGGATATGACAGAAACCGCCAGAGTTGTGTTTGATGAATTAAGCGTTACCGAACCGGCGACAGTCGGGGAGATTGCGCAGAATACTTACCTTTCACGCGAACGCTGCCAGTTAATACTGACCCAGCTTGTTATGGCGGGTCTGGCAGACTATCAGTGCGGTTGTTACAGACGCCTTCAGTCCTGAAGGCTTTTTATTTGTGGTGAATGGGCGGCTGGTGGGGGGGCGACACCTGTCAGTCCTTTGCTTATGTGTTGATGATAATTTACCTTTTGGGGCTATAATTGAGCTAACCAATTGCTAATGAAAGTAAAATTATAATGGCTGTTGTCTGTTCAGTTATCATGGTTTGCTCCCCAATTAATATTTTTCTTGAAAAGGATACGTTGTCACTTAAGCCAGGCTCAGTTGTTCTGGCCACCAAATGCATCAGGGAGCTTTTCCTTATGCATTATGGCAAAGTTAAAATTGTCGATATAAGCGAATCCGTCGTAAGTCAATATCTGGAAAGTCAGCATAAGCTGACGAGGACTCGTCTGACTGACATTCCGCTTTACCTGTTGCTGGAACCCAACAATCCTGCGTTGGCTGCGGCTTTAATTACCAGCCAGGGATTTTCCGGAGAGGCCACGGATATGTTTCTTATGATGGCCTGCCTGTCTCTGTTTGAAACAGATGAACGGATGTCATTGTTTTTAAGTGGATGTTTATCCAGCATAAGTGCCAAAGTCAGGGCGATAATTCAGACAGATATATCAGCAAGCTGGACGCTTGGTGCGATTGCTCTACAGTTGCATATGAGTGAGAGTTTGTTAAAGACAAAACTGAAAAATGAAGGGGGCATGTTCAGTCGCTTGTTGCTGGAAGAGCGGATGCGTGTTGCTGTAAATATGTTATGTTCCCGGCATGGATATGGACAGGCTATAGCAGAAAAATGCGGTTATTCAAGCAGGTCCTACTTTATTTCTGTATTTCACCGCTATTATGGCTTCCCGCCAGACAGATATGTATCCAGGCAAGGGCTTGATTATTGATTTTCATCTGATTATTATTTTTTGGCTCGGCCCTTTAGCTCAGTGGTGAGAGCGAGCGACTCATAATCGCCAGGTCGCTGGTTCAAATCCAGCAAGGGCCACCATCACAAACCGCCATTAGCTTATCAGGAAGAGCAGACGACACGATAACAGGGTTGTTGGTGCGGGGGGCGGGTCCCCGATGGCGATCCATTATCGGTATTCAGCGTTGTTAGCTCAGCCGGACAGAGCAATTGCCTTCTAAGCAATCGGTCACTGGTTCGAATCCAGTACAGCGCGCCATATTCATTCTTCCAGATTCCTTCCGGCAGAGCCTTATACTGAAATATACCTGGCTCAGGATATTGTTGAAAATATTATATGTTTGTCAAAAATAAAAGTTCTGTTAAGTATTGATTGAATATTTGTTATACGGTCTAATGGTTTTTTCAGCATTAAATATTTATCATTCATATGGTGTGGGTAGAGTGAATATTGATGAGGCGTCGGGGTGTTTCATCCTTAGGCAGCGTATTGATATAGTCAATGCAGCACGAGCAAAGGCCTTCAGCCGTTTGACAGTTTTGTTCTGTACTCCTGATCGTCTTTCGGGAAGAGACGTTATTATTCTGAATAGTGATGCTATACAGAGGGTTTGCGATGAGTTCATGGTTGCTAATTCAGAATTATTTGCTCTTGTTCAGGAGTACAACAGAATAGCCAGGACCTGTGGTATGGATGAACTTCGGATTACTCATCTGGGGTAGATACATATCTGGATTATCACCTGTTACGGTAAAAAGTGATTGCTTACTGTTTTTGTGAATGGCATTGCAGCAGCCGGATAATGTCAGTGCTGGCTGACGGTGTGCTGGTGGCGGGTGTGGTGGTTGTTGCTTTCCCGTTGCTGAAAAAGAAAACGCCAGACTGTTAGCCGGGTATCAGTTAGCGGGAGAAATTTTTAAATACTTCACAATTCAGGCGGTTGACTGTTGTCTGGTTTGCGGGGAGTTTGTTAAAAGAAACTGGCATGGTGAATCCCCCTGTGCGGAGGGGCAATCAGCGAGTAGGTATATGGGATAATCGCGGATTCAGGTGCTGGTACTGAATTCACCGGGAGGCACCCGGCACCATGCAATGGCACATAGCGCCACTCTCCAGCCCCTCTCCGGAGGGGCTGTTTATATTGATTTTGTCAGATGTGAGTAAACTCCTTATGGATTTTGTTGTTTTAGCCCATAAGGACATATTTGCAGAGTGCAACGGTTATTAAAGCATTCATTCAATACGTTATCTGTATTTGTAGGGCATTCCTGGCTGTTTTTGATTAAATTCCAGAATGTTTTATTGAATGGTACTATGTTGTAAATGGTTACAGGTAGCACTTTGTTATTGAGCATGATACCTGTGTGAGTCAGTGTAAATATACTTTCAGGAGGTAAGAAAGCATCCGATTGATACCAGATTATTAATTTTATTTTACTCCATATGACTGAAAAAGATATTCCGCATGATGGCTGGATAACTGTATCAATCACAATCCACTTCATTTACTTTCCTTGTTTATGCCTTGCTGGTGATGTTCTGAAAAGTATAAATGATATTTTTGAATTAAACCATAGAGCAGAATTATTTTTCTGATGTTGTTTATTGTTTATTTAAATACAGGGTGGTTTATATCTCGTCTTGTAGTTTATCCATGCATATCTGCTTGATAATCAGGTTTTTATTTAAGGTATGGTTTTGTGTTTTTTCTGTATTACATGTCAGGTATTTTAAAGAATTATTTTTCAGATGGTGGAAAGAACCATGGCATTTAAACACTATGATGTTGTCAGGGCGGCGTCGCCATCAGATCTTGCGGAAAAGCTGACACATAAACTGAAAGAGGGCTGGCAGCCGTTTGGTAGTCCGGTGGCCATAACCCCTTATACTCTGATGCAGGCGATTACAGCAGAAGGTGATGTGGTGGTCAGTGGTGCAACTGAGCCGGATTGGTACTACGTCATCGTACTGGCCGGGCAGTCCAATGCCATGGCTTACGGTGAAGGGCTTCCGCTGCCGGATTCATACGATGCTCCGGATCCGCGCATTAAACAGCTGGCGCGCCGCAGTACAGTGACGCCGGGTGGGGCTGCCTGCAGATATAACGATATTATTCCGGCCGACCACTGCCTGCATGATGTGCAGGATATGAGTACGCTGAATCATCCGAAGGCAGACCTGAGCAAAGGGCAGTACGGCTGTGTCGGCCAGGGCTTACATATTGCCAAAAAACTGCTTCCGTATATCCCGAATAACGCGGGGATCCTGCTGGCACCATGCTGTCGTGGTGGTTCGGCATTCACCCAGGGCGCGGAGGGGACATTCAGTGCGGACACGGGGGCCAGCCAGGATTCGGCACGCTGGGGTGTGGGTAAACCGTTATATCAGGACCTGATTGCGCGCACTAAAGCTGCATTACAGAAGAACCCGAAAAATGTGTTGCTGGCGGTGTGCTGGATGCAGGGAGAGTTTGACATGAGCGCCGCCACCTACGCACAGCAACCTGCGCTGTTTACAGCCATGCTGAAGCAGTTTCGTGCTGACCTCACTGTGTTTAACGCGCAGTGTCATGGTGGCAGTGCTGTAAATGTGCCGTGGATTTGTGGTGACACGACGTATTACTGGAAAAATACATACGCTACCCAGTACGACACCGTGTACGGCGGGTATAAAAACAGGGAGAGTGAGGGCGTTTATTTTGTGCCCTTCATGACAGACGGTAACGGCGTCAATACCGCCACTAACGCGCCGGCAGAAGATCCGGATATTCCGGCATCAGGATATTACGGTGCGGCATCGAGAACGAATGGAAACCAGGTATCATCAAACCGCCCGACACATTTCAGTTCATGGGCGCGCAGGAGCATTATTCCGGATCGTCTGGCAACCGCTATTCTGAACGCAGCCGGGCGCACCTCCGCCTTCATCAGTGGTAAGGCACCGGAAATCAAACCCTCGCCCGGCGGCAACACGCCATCGGGTCCGTCTGCAGATACGTCCGTTCGCACAATCTCCCTGCTGCCGGCAGCCGGAGAGGCTGCTGCGCAGGGCTGGAGCATTAAGGATGGCGGAATTCAGTTGTCAGATGGTGTATTTAAGATCACCAAGCAGAGCAATAAAACCTGGTCCCTGACGCATCCGGTGGATGACGCAATTACCCTGCTGACACAGGGCGGCAGACTGACCTGTAAGTTCCGCCTGTCAGGCGCACTGACCAACAATCAGTTCGGGCTGGGGATTTATCTGTATACGGATGCTCCCGTTCCTGATGGTGTGGCGATGACGGGTACCGGTAATCCGTTCCTGATGTCGTACTTCACTCAGACCACTGACGGCAGAGTGAATCTGATGCATCACAGGAAAGCCGGAAACACGAAGCTGGGGGAGTTCGGCGATTACGGTAACGACTGGCAGACGCTGGAGCTGGTGTTCACCGCCGGCAGTGCCACGGTTACTCCGAAACTGAATGGAGTGGCTGGCCCGGCATTCCAGGTTATAAAAGACAGTCTGACACTGGGACTGAATGCGCTGACGCTGACGGATGTTACAAAAAATGCAGCGTATGGCGTTGAGATAGAAAGTCTGGTGCTGGAGATAAATGCACCGGCAGCATAATAAAAAAAGAGCCAGCGACTGACCTGAAAGAAGACGCTGGCTAAAAGGCCTTATATGTTTGTAGAGACTTATTTTTCACAGACAGCAATGATGCCTGTCAATATATTATCAATATGCGGATTGTTTCAGTTACAGATGCTTTATTAAGGAAAAAAACAGCCAGCACTGACTTTCGGTGGAGAGGTGCTGGCTCAGAAGGATAGTTGGATTTCACATGATACTTATGCCTGGCGGTATATTTTCTGACAGACAGTGACGGGTGTTGTCAAGATATTGTGTCATTTATAACCTGAATCAGGGGAGGCCGGAATGTTATCTGGCATTTTTAGCAGAGCCTGAATGCCATAATCACGGCTCCCGGAGTTGGCCGTCAGTGGGTGACACTGGCGGTTTTTTTGTTTTTCTTTACTTTCATTTTCTGTCGGCGGTGACGGAGACATACATCAGATGGAAAAAATCACAACAGGTGTGTCATACACCACGTCAGCGGTGGGGACGGGATACTGGTTACTGCAGCTGCTGGACAAAGTCTCTCCGTCCCAGTGGGTGGCAATAGGTGTGCTGGGAAGTCTGCTGTTTGGCCTGCTGACGTATCTGACTAACCTGTATTTCAAAATCAGAGAGGACCGTCGTAAGGTGGCGCGGGGAGAGTAGTCGATGAATAAACAATACGAACTGGTTGTAAAATGAATATTTCTAACTGAAAAAACGTTCCATGAGGTAAGAAAAGGTCACAGGCAATCAATAACAGGACGTGATGAAAGACCCTTGCATTTGTGCGCTTTCTCTTTAGATAGCAGCAGATACTGAAAATCTGAGTTGTCGGGGAGTCAGGGATACAGCTGTGCAAGAGTTGGTCATTGTGATTCCATTGAAATCCTGTATGCCATGAAGGGCAGGATTTTATGGCTACCTGAGCTTTGGTGATAGTAAGTTGAAAATTCGCATTTTTTGCTGACATGCGTAACGAGAATCCCATAAGCAGGGAGGACTTAATTCTTCATTAACCCATGCGTTGATATTATGTTTCAGCCGTTGAAGCATCAGCGGTGTTAATGTTGTGGTAATAATATCCAGCGTTTTATGTGAGATCTTACCGTAAGGGTCTGCAAGAATGCTGCTTGTTGCTTCGTTATTATCTGCCATCAGAAGAAGTAACTCTGATTTAACGTTTTCTGTCATTAGTTGTAAAAATCTTCTGCGCAAACTTTCTTTACTGTTCATTTATATGGCTTCATTTGTTGTAATCTGCTGCGTCTCAAGGGATATGTTTATGAGAGCGACCATGAGTGTTGGATTATATACCTAACATATCAAGGGATTAGAAATCGATAAATCCCCATGCACGAAAAAATAAAATACGGCCTGTCGGCTGCCGTTCTGGCGCTGATTGGTGCAGGTGCTTCTGCGCCTGAAATCCTCGACCAGTTTCTGGATGAAAAGGAAGGTAACCACACCACGGCATACCGTGATGGTGCGGGGATCTGGACCATCTGCCGTGGTGCCATTCTGGTGGATGGTAAGCCTGTTATTCCTGGCATGAAGCTGTCAAAGGAAAAATGCGACCGGGTTAATGCCATCGAACGTGACAAGGCGCTGGCATGGGTGGAGAAAAACATCCGGGTGCCGCTGACCGAACCCCAGAAAGCGGGGATCGCGTCATTCTGTCCGTACAACATTGGCCCCGGTAAGTGCTTCCCGTCGACGTTTTATAAACGAATTAATGCAGGCGATCGAAAAGGTGCCTGTGAGGCGATTCGCTGGTGGATTAAGGACGGTGGCAGAGACTGCCGTATCCGTTCAAATAATTGCTACGGTCAGGTCTCACGGCGTGACCAGGAGAGCGCGCTGGCGTGCTGGGACATCGACAGATAGCAGAATATTTTCCTGAAAAATGACGTTGGCCAACGCGGGGGGATAACACGAAATCCTGAAAACTGGTAAAACCTAAGTGAATAAAAGTAAAAACCCCGTTTGTTGGCAGCAAGCGGGGTTTTGTGTTTTCTGACCTTGAGCAAGGCAAGGGAGAAATTATGGGTAGGGAGGTACTTTCCCTGTGAGGAAGTATAAAAGATTCTTTCTGAGGTTGTCCATTATGAAAGGCATTGAAGTGGAGACGCCAGCCAGTCTGGATTTAACAAGAGCGGCAGCTTTTGCCATTCGTATTGTGGCCATTGCTGTTCTGGTCTGGGCAATCCGTTGGTGGTGATATGAACCGTGTTCTGTGCGTGGTTATCATTGTCCTGCTGGTGGCCTGTGGTGCGCTTAGTCTGGGGCTGAATCATTACCGTGATCACGCCATCATCTACAAAGAGCAGCGCGATAAAAAAGCCAGTGAGCTGGAGCTGGCGAACGCGACAATTACTGATATGCAGATACGCCAGCGTGATGTCGCTGCACTTGATGCCAGATACTCGAGGGAATTAGCCGATGCGAGAGCTGAAAATGAAACTCTGCGTGCTGATGTTGCCGCTGGTCGTAAGCGCCTGCGGATCAACGCCACCTGCTCCGGTACCGTGCGTGAAGCCACCGGCACCTCCGGCGTGGATAATGCAACCGGCCCCCGACTGGCAGACACCGCTGAACGGGATTATTTCATCCTCAGAGAACGGCTGATGGCAATGCAGAAGCAACTGGAAGGAGCACAGGAATATATCCGTACCCAGTGTATACCGTGATATTTTGTTATGAAGGTGTTACTGGTAACGTTAAGGTAATTTAACAAAGAGTCAGTTCCGGACTTTATAGTGTGCTCAGTTCATGGCCAAAAACGATTTCTGTGATAAATATTTTGAATATTATTTACAGGTAAATGGAGTGGGGCACATGGATAGAAATATTACAATAGAGAATGAAGTATATGCCCGTATTGTATGGGCAGAGAAGGCAAAAACACGGTAATTCCGTGTGTTGCCATGATACCTGATTGGCAGAATAGTTGTTTGGTTTTGAGTATATAGTCAGCGTTTTTTGTTCAGTAATTGCTCCCTCAAAAAATAATAAAACAAGGTGATTATTTTTGTTTATTATTTAGTTTTTTTGTGTGTTGTTTTATTGTTTTTGCGTGGTTTGTTTTTATTGTTATTTCATTAAGGGAAGGTAAATTCAGGATGGCAGTCTGTAGATAATCGGAGGTCACTTATGCTACATGATCACGTGGCAGAATGTCTGGAGAAAAAAGGACTGTACCGGAGAGCAGCTGAACGATGGGCAAAAGTGATGGTACAGCTAAGTGATGACCAGAAAAGAAAAGTGGCGGCACAGAAACGAGCAGAGTGTTTGCGTAAGGCGCGCCGGACTCCGGTTTCACCGGTGAACCTGACCGAAATAAAACAAGCGGTCAACAGACTACATTCTGAGTTGGGAATGGGATTTGAAGAGCGGCGGGTATTCCGACGATATAAAGGGACAGGAGAACAGAATACGTCCGGAAACGCGCGGTCAAAAAAATGCTAAAAAATATCTGAGAGAGTTATTGCCTGTTACCATAAGAAAAAGCGACTTTAGTGGTCGCTTTTTGTGTCATATATAAGTCGTTTAAGTAAACCTGTCTGAACAGGTGCTCTGGTCGTGTTTGTCTTTGTTGGGTACAAATTGAGAATATTTTTCATTAATTAATCTTCTTCTGCAGGCTTCAATAACCCACGCTGAAAAATTACCTGAACCTTTCAGGTCAAGAGCGATGTTAATTTGTTCAATTATCTGGTTTGGAAATCGGATGTTGCGGGTTGTTGTTCTGCGGGTTCTGTTCTTTGATGACATAATGTTGCCCCGTATTCAGTGTTGCTGATTTGTATTATCTGAAGTTGCTTTTACGCTAATTTGATGCAGATCAATTAATACGATACCTGCGTAATAATTGATTATTTCTCGTGGTTTGATGGCGTACACACATGTCGTGATAAACCTCATGTAGATGATAATTATTATCATTTTCGTGGGTCCTTTCCGGCGATCCGACAGGTTACGGGGCGGCGACCTCGCGGGTTTTCGCTATTTATGAAAATTTTCCGGTTTAAGGCGTTTCCGTTCTTCTTCTTCGTAACTTAATGTTTTTATTTAAAACACCCCCTGAAAAGAAAGGAAACGACAGGTGCTGAAAACGGGCTTTTTGGCCTCTGTCGTTTCCTTTCTCTGTTTTTGTCCGTGGAATGAACAATGGAAGTCAACAAAAAGCAGCTGGCTGACATTTTCGGCGCGAGTATCCGTACCATTCAGAACTGGCAGGAGCAGGGAATGCCCGTTCTGCGAGGCGGTGGGAAGGGTAATGAGGTGCTTTATGACTCTGCCGCCGTCATAAAATGGTATGCCGAAAGGGATGCTGAAATTGAGAACGAAAAGCTGCGCCGGGAGGTTGAAGAACTGCGACAGGCCAGCGAGACAGATCTCCAGCCAGGGACTATTGAGTACGAACGCCATCGACTTACGCGTGCGCAGGCCGACGCACAGGAGCTGAAAAATGCCAGAGACTCCGCTGAAGTGGTGGAAACCGCATTCTGTACTTTCGTGCTGTCGCGGATCGCAGGTGAAATTGCCAGTATTCTCGACGGGATCCCCCTGTCGGTGCAGCGGCGTTTTCCGGAACTGGAAAACCGACATGTTGATTTCCTGAAACGGGATATCATCAAAGCCATGAACAAAGCAGCCGCGCTGGATGAACTGATACCGGGGTTGCTGAGTGAATATATCGAACAGTCAGGTTAACAGGCTGCGGCATTTTGTCCGCGCCGGGCTTCGCTCACTGTTCAGGCCGGAGCCACAGACTGCCGTTGAATGGGCGGATGCTAATTACTATCTCCCGAAAGAATCCGCATACCAGGAAGGGTGCTGGGAAACACTGCCCTTTCAGCGGGCCATCATGAATGCGATGGGCAGCGACTACATCCGTGAGGTGAATGTGGTGAAGTCTGCCCGTGTCGGTTATTCCAAAATGCTGCTGGGTGTTTATGCCTACTTCATAGAGCATAAGCAACGCAACACACTTATCTGGTTGCCGACGGATGGTGATGCCGAGAACTTCATGAAAACTCACGTTGAGCCAACCATCCGTGATATTCCGTCGCTGCTGGCGCTGGCTCCGTGGTATGGCAAAAAGCACCGGGATAACACGCTCACCATGAAGCGTTTCACCAATGGTCGTGGCTTCTGGTGCCTGGGCGGTAAAGCGGCAAAAAACTACCGTGAAAAGTCGGTGGATGTGGCGGGTTATGATGAACTTGCTGCCTTTGATGAGGATATTGAACAGGAAGGCTCTCCGACGTTCCTGGGCGATAAGCGTATTGAAGGCTCGGTCTGGCCAAAGTCCATCCGTGGCTCCACGCCCAAAGTGAGAGGCACCTGTCAGATTGAGCGTGCAGCCAGTGAATCCCCGCATTTTATGCGTTTTCATGTTGCCTGCCCGCACTGCGGGGAGGAGCAGTACCTTAAATTTGGCGATAAAGAGACGCCGTTTGGCCTCAAATGGACGCCGGATGACCCCTCCAGCGTGTTTTATCTCTGTGAGCATAATGCCTGCGTCATCCGTCAGCAGGAGCTGGACTTTACTGATGCCCGTTATATCTGCGAAAAGACCGGGATCTGGACCCGTGATGGCATTCTCTGGTTTTCGTCATCCGGTGAAGAGATTGAACCGCCTGACAGTGTGACCTTTCACATCTGGACGGCGTACAGCCCGTTCACCACCTGGGTGCAGATTGTCAAAGACTGGATGAAGACGAAAGGGGATACGGGAAAACGTAAAACCTTCGTGAACACCACGCTCGGTGAGACGTGGGAAGCGAAAATCGGCGAACGTCCGGATGCTGAAGTGATGGCAGAGCGGAAAGAGTATTATTCAGCGCCCGTTCCTGATCGTGTGGCTTACCTGACCGCCGGTATCGACTCCCAGCTGGACCGCTACGAAATGCGCGTATGGGGATGGGGG